AGTTTGGTCGCCGTATCGGCCGCGCCGGCGGTTGCCGCCTTGGCACTGATGCCGAGATATGTTTTGGCCGCATCCGTTTTAGTTAAATAGATGTTCGTCGCATCAGTTTTACTGAGCTTCGTGTCATCGGTAATTGTGATGCCGGTCTTATTGAGTGCGACGCCATTAATCGTAATGCCCTGGGGCACATACTTCCCGTCGTTCGCCGTATCCTGCTTCGTTTTAAAATATTTCAGGCCATCGAGGTCCAGAAATTTTGTTGCCATAGTTTCCTCCCGTTAAAAAATCGCATCAATATCCATGTTCAGTATGGTGTCGGCCATAGCGTCTTTCCCTGCCGGTCCCTGTGGTCCCATCGGGCCTTGTGGTCCCATCGGGCCTTGTGCCCCTTTGATGTCTACCGGGGCGGGGTTGTCCCGGTAGACATCATTGGTCCAGGATAATATGCCGTCATCCGTGATATGCGGCGTATAGACGGCCCCTTTGGTCCCGGCTACGCCCATGCCTACCGTCAGGGTATTCCCGGTGCTCAGACGGGCAGACAGCGCAGGGGACCGTGCCGTCAATACAGCCCTAATTTTATCCATGCGGCACCTCCTACGTCGTCGTGACGTCCGGCAGCAGATGGAACTTGCCCGGGCCGATGGTCTGATGCGTCCCGTCTGATAAGGTCAACTGT